CTTTCCCCGAACACAATCAATCGCCTAGAAATACATATCAGTGCTTAGATATTAATGAAACTGTTTTATTGACAAATGGTGCTAAGATAGCTATTAAAGATGTAAAAATTGGAGATGAGGTTATTTGTTTTAATCCCGAAACAATGGAAACTAGTTATACTAAAGTTATAAATCAGTATGTAAGAGAAACTGATAAACAATCTTACAAAATTAAAACTATTAGTGGAAGAGAAATTATTGCAACAGAAGACCATAAATTTATGACAGTTGAAGGATGGAAAGAGGTTCGTGATTGTGTTGTAAATGATACATTAATTGGAATAATGCCTAATCAAATAAATTTAATCGAACGAGAACAAAAATCTAAATATTTAATTATACACGAACAAGAATTTAGAAATAAATTAATTGATTTGGGACTAGAACTTAGTTACATTAATAAACAAATAAAAACATTAGAAAAAGCTAAGTTATTGCCATTGTATAGTGATAATTATAAATTACCAATTTTGTCAAGAATATTTGGATTTATATTGGCTGATGGCTCTATTAATATTTATGAAAGAAATACTAAATACATATCTTGTAGTTTTGATTTTGGAACAGAATATGATGTTAAACAATTTGAAAGTGATTTAGAACAATGCGGATTTAATAAATGTAAATATAATAACGGACAACGAGAATTTAATAATGTTATTCATAGTACATTTTCAGTTACACATAATGGTGCATTACCTTCATTGTTAATAACAATGGGAATTAATTATGGAAGAAAAACTGAAAATATAAGAAAACCTATTCCCGAGTGGATTATGCAAGGATCATTATTGGTCAAGCGGGAATTTCTTGGGGGTTTTCAAGGAGGTGATGGATGCAAAATAAGATGGAATAAAAATGAAAAAAAATATAATTATATTTGTGCTGAAACATCACAGCAAATTAATCCAGATTATTCTGATAGTTTGTTGTTCTTTATGAAACAGTGCATCGAATTATTAATGGAATTTGGAATTGAAGTTAAACTAAATAACGTTGCTTATGTAAATGACAAAAGAAGCAAAGTATCATATAAAATTTCAGACAAACATAAAAATTTAATTAACTATTATGATAATATTGGTTACCGTTATGCTTTTACAAAAAATACAAATTCATTTATAGTAATTGAATATTTAAGATATATTGATTTATGTTATAATGAACACAAATTTATAGTAGAAAATGTTAGAAGTTTAATTAAACAAGAAAAAACAAATTCATATATTTCAAATGAATTGGGTATGAAAGTAAGCAAAGTATCTGACATTAGAAGAAGTTACAATGATGGAAGGCAAATTAGTATGTGCCATCTAAAGACCAATACTATTGAAAAATGGATGAAAACCATTAAGTTTATTAATGGTATGATATTTATGCCAATTGTTTCTATTGCTGAAATTGATATTAAACTAGTATCAGACATCACAGTTGAATCGGTCAATCATAGTTTTATTGCTGGTAATAACTTCTTATCAAGTAATTGTGCTCAGGGCAAGCAAGCAATGGGAATGTATGTGACAAACTTTGATAATCGTATGGATAAAACAGCTTATGTTCTTACTTATCCGATGCGTCCTTTGGTGGATACTCGTGTAATGAATTTAATTCAATTAAACCAAATTCCTTCTGGAATGCAAGTCATTGTAGCCATTATGACACATACCGGTTATAACCAAGAAGATAGTATATTATTTAATAAAGGTTCTATTGATAGAGGTTTATTCTTGGCCACTATCTTTCATACAGAAAAAGATGAAGATAAAAAAATTCATGGAGATGAAGAAATTAGATGCAAACCTGACCCTACAAAGACCAAGGGCATAAAGTTTGGAAACTATAACAAAGTAAATTCGCAAGGTGTTATTCCTGAAGATACACTTGTAGAAAATCGTGATATTATTATAGCTAAAATTTTGCCAATTAAAGAAAATCGTAATGATCATACAAAGGTTATTAAATATGAAGACCAAAGTCGCATCTACAGAACAGATGAGGAAAGTTATATTGATAAGAATTATATTGAGAGAAATGGCGATGGTTATAATTTCTGTAAGGTCCGTATTAGAATTGTAAGAAAACCAGTTATTGGTGATAAATTCTCTAGCAGACATGGTCAGAAAGGCACTATTGGAAATATTATTCCAGAAGCAGATATGCCGTGTACTGCAAATGGAATTAAACCAGATATTATTATTAATCCTCATGCTATTCCTAGTCGTATGACGATTGGCCAGTTAAAGGAAACTGTATTGGGCAAAGTATTATTACAACTGGGATTGTTTGGAGATGGAACATCATTTGGAGGACTTGAAGTAAAAAATATTTGCAAAGAGTTACAAAAAGTAGGATTTGAATCTAAAGGCAATGAAATTCTTTATAATGGTTTGACTGGTGAGCAGTTTGAAACGCCAATCTTTATTGGTCCTGCTTTTTATCAGAGATTGAAACATATGGTAAATGATAAACAGCATAGTCGTAGTATTGGGCCTATGGTAAATCTTACGCGTCAGCCTGCAGAAGGTCGTTCGCGTGATGGTGGTCTTCGTTTTGGTGAAATGGAGCGTGATTGCATGGTTTCTCATGGTGCTTCACGTTTTACAAAAGACCGATTATATCATGCTTCAGATGCTTTTCATGTAAATGTTTGTAAATCGTGTGGCATGATTGCGTCATATAATGATAAAGTGCACGTTCATCATTGTAGGACTTGTGACAATCGCATAGATTTTGATTATGTTGAGTTGCCTTATGCTTGTAAATTATTATTCCAAGAATTAATTACTATGAATGTAGCGCCTCGTATTATGACTTAAAATAAAATATTGAATAAATAAAATATTGAATAAATAAAATATTGAATAAATAAATTATTTTTTATTATTTTTTATTATTTTTATTATTTTTATTATTTTTATTATTTTTATTATTTTTATTATTTTTATTATTTTTATTATTTTTATTTTCCTGCTTTTCCAACAGGGAATCCATCATCTCCTGGAGCCCAGCAAGATTGTGGCCATTTTGTTCCACCAGCTAAATAAGTTCTTTGGACAATATATCCAGTCAATGGTACATTTGGATCTAAATATAATTCTATTGGATTACCTGGAACATCAGATGCGGTTGAAGAATTTTTTACGATTAAAGGTTCTGCTGTAGCTGCACTACATTGCAATATATTAGTATTTGAATCATTGTTTGCAAAATTTAAATCATCTATATTAGGATTTGTATAATTTATTCCTTGAGTTGCCCAAACTTTTTTACGTGTTAATTGGCCTTTATTCAACATAGCCCACAATTGTTTTTTTGTAGGATTATTTTGATTTTTATTATATTGTAATATTTGGGCTTTTCTTCTCATGTCTAAATCATTTACAGTAATATTAGGGTTTTGATAATTTATACAACTAAGTGTGGCTCTTGTCCAAGGAGGATTATAATTTGCAGGTGCTCCTTGATAAGGACAATATGAAGGTATATTTGACATAATTATATTATATTAATATAATATTATAATATTATAATATTATAATATAAAATTTTGATGATTATATTTTAAGTAATTGATTATGGATTATAGGAATTTTCATTACCAAAAAAATACCATCTAAGTGACAAATATTGTGGTTTAGATTTTGTGAGATCCTCTGATTTTATCTTCATATTAGGTCCATCATTTATAATACTTTGTATATGACTTGTGCCAATTGCTCTGTCAAAATATCTAAGAGATGAAGTATAACCATCAAACCCTCCATTCATGGAAACAAAAACATCCCCATAATTTTGTTTGACAACGCCATTTAATATATGTCTTCTAGACAAGGTTCCATTAATAAAAACATCAACAACGCTTCCGTTACATCTTATAATAATATTTACCCATTTTTTAACTGGAATATTATCAATTTCTATTTCTTCGGATATATTTGTAAATGTATTAAGTACAATTAAAATTGTATTGCTATTTGGTCCTATATATAAACCAGGTGCGTTGTTTGGGAAATTAAGACCTTTTGGAGCAGTAGAAAGATTTATATTATCATTTCCTTTATGAAATACGTGTTTATATTGCCCTTGTTTATATGTAAGGTCATCTATGAAAATCCACGTAGACCATGTAAATTCAATTCCATCTTGTTCATTTGAAGAACGTTTAATAGGTATAGAACCGTTTGTTGATGGATTTTGTGGAATTATTAACATTTGTTTGCTGTCAATCATTCCATCTATTAAAATCGGCGAAGACCTTCCTGAGAACATCCATGATAAAATTCCCATTCCTAAACGTAGTGCAAAAATAAATACTACAATGACCAATAATAAAAATGCAATTTTTGCGACAAGACTATTAGATTCTAAAAACTCTTTGCTTCCCGACAAAAATTGATTAGATTGATAAGGGCTAAAACTACTTTGAGGAGTAGAATAACCCATGTTTGAAACTGGGGTAAGATTATTCATATCTATATATTATATAGAAGAGATTTTAGATATGAATAAAATAAATTATATTTCAAAACTACTTTGTTCTTTATTATCTTCAAGGAATGCTACTTTAATTCTATATTTATTAAATAAGTTTCCCAAAATACTTCCACCATATCCGCTCCTATAAATATTCCATGCTTCTTGAGGATTAGTAGCATTTGGCCAATATTTAATTTCGGCAGTATAACCAGAAAATCCACCTCCAGGTGTGATTATTACAGGTGCATTGGCTGCTATTCTTGCTACACCAGGCATTACACACGTTCTCACTAATTTTCCATCAATATATACATCAAGAGTTCTTCCATTTACGCTAATTAAAGCATTAACCCAACTCTGAATTGGTACATTCTTAATATTGCAATTGTGCGTTTGTGATACACTAGATGTATCTGTATTAGATCCATCAGGATATGTTTGGAGAGATACATTTAAATTATTTTGAAAAGCACCTAAAGCTATTTGAGGACTAGGATTTCTATCAGAATCTATTCTTGTTAAAATTACCTTTTCTTGACCATATCTGTAGGTCCAATCTTCAATATAAAACCATACCGAATAAGTAAAATTGCTGGTATTATTTGTTGAAGAAGATAAATCACTTGCTGGAATTATTTTTTCTACATTTCCATCTTGCATTGAACTTAATTTGTTTGATTTGCTAGTTAACATATTTATTATTAGAAAAATAACTAATATTACAATTACTGCTAATATAATACTTTGCAACGCCATGATATATTATATTATTAGAAATTTTCTAAAGTTTACTTCTATTTAATTTTACGAATTGTTTATCCAAGAAATTTTATTTCTTGTAAGCGCATTATTAAAATAAACGACGTCTTTTATATAGCCATAAATTCCATTTTGTTTTCCTACTGTTATATTATCGTATGTCATATAAGGTACTATGCCAGGCGTAGATGATACTAGATTATTATCAATAAATATATCTAAAGTTCCTCCTTGATAGTTAATAATGAAATTAATCCATTTTTGATAAACTACATCTTTTAATCTAAATACTTCTTTTTCTTCTTTTCCAGTTTTTGCTGTTATTATTATTTCATTCGTTAATCCATTATATGAAATTGATGGTTTTCCACCATATGATAATATATTGGCATTTTCCGAATAAGATTCATTTGTTGAAGGAGGTTGTGGATCTATGTATATCCAAAATGAAAATCCATATTTATAATTAAATTTATTATTTTTATCATTTTTATTCAAGATGTCGTAACTGCCTAATGATGTCTGACAATTTAAATTAATCGGTTCTTTTAATAATTCTATTCCATCATGTTTTATTATTTTTGACAACAATTTTGGAATTATTATTCTTAATCCAATTAATACTATTTGTATTCCAAGAATAATTAACTCGGTGCGTGTTGTAATTTTATATTCATTTTTAAGAAAATTTATTAGATCTGTTACCAAACAAGGGATTACAAATATTACATCAAATAAAAATTGAGCTGTTTTGGATTTTTTTGAATATTTTTGTTCTTCAAGAAGTGGTTTAAAATATTGGTAAATTAATGTAGCGCCTATTATAACTATAAAAATATTTAATATGAATATTGTAGGAGTACCCATTAAAGATGCGTCTTTTAATAAATAATATAAAACGATTATTACAAAAAGAGGTATTGTAAATATTAATAGTGAAACAATAAAATTATATAAAAAATTAATAACAGTAGGATATTGTTGAATTTGATTTTGATTATTGCTATTCAATTGTGGACCAAATTCTTCTTCTCGCCTTTTAATAAAAAACATCATCATTAAAATAAAAAATATTCCGAACAATGCAGTAATAATAGAAAGTGTTCCATATTTATTAATAATTTCTTTGGGATTGTAGTGAAATAATAAAGATACCAAAACGATATATGTTATTAAAATAAAGAGAAATGTAAAATCGGTTTTATAGTTTTTAATAATATCAAGCATATTTATATACAAAAGATTAGAAAAATATTAAAAAAGTAAAATATTATGTTATCTATAAAATAATATTTATAAATTCTCCATAGTAGTTTTTTCACCATGACATTCTCTACATAAAGCTACTAAATTACTTACTTCGTTTGAACCTCCATATTCTAAGCGAACTTTATGATCTACTTCAAACCATGCTGTTAATTGTTTATCACAATTTCCACATTTCCATCCTTGTTGAGAAGCTACAAATTTCTTTTTTGTTTCACTCACTGAGCGTTTTGTCCCTGGTTTACCGCCTGAAGTCATTATGCGTTGTTGTTGATGTGTAAGAGGTTCTTCACAAACTTCAGAAGTAAAATATGATTTTGTAGAAAGGTCTAATATGGGACTTAATAAATTGCCTGCTTCTTTATCAATTGGCATATATTTTATTAAATCATTCGCATGAACAAATAAACTTTTAGAATGATTTGGATGTTTTCTTATAAACAAATAAGCCGACAATCCTAAAAATCCAATAAATGCCATTTGATAATATTTTTTCCATGTTTTTAATAATGCAACATATTTTCCATCATGATAAATATTTGCTATAAAAAATCCTGTAAATAAAAATATTAATAATCCAAATCTCATTTATATAATATTTATATAATATTTATAAAATAACATGATAGTTTATTTTTATTTTTTATTTTTTATTTTTTATTTTTTATTTTTTATTTTTTATTTTTTATTTTTTATTTTTTATTTTTTATTTTTTATTTTTTATTTTTTATTTTTTATTTTTTATTTTTTATTTTTTTTACATCTTCTTATAGAGTTAATTATATGATATCATCTTTTACATCGTTTTCCTATTAAATTTGTTTTACTTTTACTATAACTTAAAGAATTATTTGTTGTTCTTTTTTTTGTTATTTTTTTTTGTTATTTTTTTTGTTCTTTTTTTTGTTATTTTTTTTGTTATTTTTTTTTGTTGATGACGTTGAATAACTATATGTATTAACTGGTAATGAATTTCTAATGCTATAGTCTTTGACAACTTTTAATTTTATTATTTTCTTCTTTTTAGTTTTTGATATTTTTGGAAGCGCATGCAATGCTGGTGGCAAGTTTATTATAATATTAGTCCCAAGTGCTTTGCTTAGTTTTTTTAATTCTTCTATTAATTCATCAATATTTATTTTTTTACAAGCATATTCATCACTAAACAAATATTTATAAAAAATATGTCTTAATATAAAAAAGAAATTTTCTTTTTCC